AAGGATGGTAAAGATCTAAAAATTAAAGGGGTTTTCATGCAGGCCGAGACTAAAAATAGGAATGGTCGAATGTACCCTCTTGATACTTTAATGAAAGAAGTTAAACGATATAATAAGGAACTTGTTCAACCAAAACGTGCTTTTGGAGAGTTAGGACATCCTGACGGCCCAACAGTTAATTTGGACAGGGTTTCTCATTTAATCGAAGAACTATATCCCGAAGGTAATAATATCATTGGGAAAGCAAAGATTCTTGACACGCCGAATGGTAAAATTGTCAAAGAATTGCTAAATGCAGGTGCAAAACTTGGAGTCTCTAGTAGAGGAATGGGAACACTTGAAAAGAGGGGTCAAACTAATGTAGTTAAAGACGATTTTTATCTTGCAACAGCAGGAGACATCGTTGCTGATCCGTCTGCACCAGAAGCGTTTGTGGAAGGAATTATGGAAGGAAAAGAATGGATTTGGGATAATGGAATTCTTAGGGAATCCGAAGTTGCCCGCATTCAGAGAGTTGCTTCCGAAAATAAAAAGCTTGAAGCTTTTGAAATGTTCCTTTCAAAACTCTAATTTTATAAATATAATTAATCAAAACTTTACAAGGAGACTTAAAATGTCTGAAGAAACTAAAGAAATGGATGAATTGGAAGAGGCGGACAAATCTACTGCAAAAGTTGTTAAACACGAAGTTGGCGATGATGAGCAGGGAGATCCAGATATGGATAAAGGTATGAAGAAAGCTGCTGACAATAAAACCAAAGGAAAAGCTGAATCTGCAAAGGTAAAGGCTGAGTCCAAAAAAGTCAAAGAAGATGACGAAGAAGAACCTGAGTCTGATGAAGATGAGGGTGAGGAAGAAGAAGAGCAGACTAAAAAGGAAGCTCGAGAAGTTCCTAAATTAAAATCAGAAATTCTTGCTGGTCTAGTTGATCACCTAAAAGGTCTTAAAAAAGAAGATCTTTCTAAAATCTATGGTTCACAAGTCATAGGTGAAGAAGAAGGTGATGAAGAAGATGATGACGAGGAAGAAGAAGATCCAAAAGAATCAAAGAAAGTTAAAGAATCCATCGATCAAAAAATTGATGAATTAGATGTTTCAGGAGATGTAGAAGCATTAGTTCAAGGAGAAGAACTTTCCGAAGAATTCAAGACAAAAGCTGCAACTATTTTTGAAACTGCAATTAAGTCAAAAGTTCGTTCTGAATTAGAAAAAATACAGGAGGAAAACGACAAGCAGATGGAAGAACTTGCAGAAACCTCAATGAAATCTATGGTTGAGAAAGTCGATGACTATCTTGGCTATGTAGTTGAGCAATGGATGTCTGAAAACGAACTTGCTATTGAGCGTGGACTCAAAGGTGAGATTGCAGAAGATTTCATAAGTGGTCTAAAAGGACTATTTGAAGATCACTACATTGATGTTCCAGATGAGAAGTATGACATTCTGGAAGCCAATTTGACTAAGATAGAAGAATTGGAAGATAAACTAAACAAACAGATGGAAGAAAATGTCCAGTTGAGAAAAGCAAAAGGTGAACTTGTAAAAGAGTCCATGATTGCTGATATTGCTGATGGGATGACTGATACCGAAACTGAGAAGTTCCAAAGTCTGGTTGATGATGTTGAGTTTTCTGATGAAGATTCTTACAAAGAGAAACTTCAAACGATTAAGGAAAGCTATTTTGGAACTGGAAAAGTAGAAGCGAAGGAAACTGAGGTTCTTACTGAAGAAGGTTCGGAAGAAGTTCAAGAAGTATCTGGACAGATGGCAAAGTATATGTCTGCCATAAAGAAAGATAATTCAAGAGCAAAAAAATAATATCTGAAAAACTTTAAAGGAGTAATTTATGTATAATTCAGAACAACTCCAAGAGAAGTGGCAACCAGTATTGAATCATCCCGATCTCCCTGAGATCACAGATTCTTACAAACGTGCGGTTACCGCAGTTATCTTGGAAAACCAAGAACGTGAACTACAAGAGCAAAAGACAATGCTTGCTGAGGCAGATACCTCTGTAGCATCAGTTGCAAACTGGGATCCAGTCTTAATCTCGTTAGTTCGCCGTGCAATGCCTAACTTGATGGCATATGACATTTGTGGTGTTCAGCCCATGAGTGGCCCAACAGGACTTATTTTTGCAATGAAAGCAAGAATGGGAGATGGTGCTACTGGTACTGCTGAAGCACTTCATGACGAAGCTGATACAGGAGCATCAAATGCAACTCTTGGATCACAAGCAGGAACAGAGCCTGGTGCCCTTAATGGTGGTACTGCTTCAGTTACATCTGATGCAGCTCTACCTGACATTTGGGGTGTAGATACTGCCGGTACATACAACGTACAAGGTGGTGATGCTACAGCTACTGGTGAGACTTATGACGACTCAGGAGCTCCAGTATTCCAAGACATGGGATTTACCATTGAGAAATCAACAGTTACAGCAAGGACACGTGCCCTGCGAGCTGCATACACAATGGAACTTGCACAAGACTTGAAAGCAATTCATGGTCTTGATGCAGAATCCGAATTGTCAAACATTCTTAGCACAGAGATTCTTGCTGAGATCAATCGTGAGGTAGTTCGTACTATCTACATTACTGCTGAAAAAGGTGCTATTGCAACATCTTCAGCTGGTATTTTCGACTTAGACACAGACTCTAATGGTCGTTGGTCAGTCGAGAAGTTCAAAGGTCTAATGTTCCAAATCGAAAGAGATTGTAACGACATTGGAATTAGAACTCGTAGAGGAAAAGGTAACTTAGTTGTTTGTTCAGCTGATGTTGCTTCAGCATTGTCAATGGCAGGAGTCCTTGACGTAGGTGGAGGAGCCAATGGTGCCGGAAACCTAAATGTTGATCCTAGTCCAGCAGGAAGTACTTTTGCAGGAACAATTAATGGTCGAATTAAAGTTTATGTCGATCCTTATAACTCCGTTGTAAGTGCAAGTGCTGCTAATAACTGGTATGTTGCTGGTTATCGTGGATCTAATGCTTACGATGCAGGATTATTCTACTGCCCATACGTTCCATTGCAAATGGTTCGTGCGGTTTCGGAAGCAACTTTCCAACCACGAATTGCATTCAAGACACGTTACGGAATGGCCATTAATCCAATGTCCAAAGTAGGTTCAACAGGAGCTATTGCTGCTGATTCACAACCTTTCACAGCTGATAGTAACTGTTACTATCGCCGAGCTCGTGTAAGTAACTTGATGTAATCATCAAAATTTAGAGGGGGAATCGTTATTTCCCCTCTATCCCCTTTATAATAAATCAACCTAAACAGAGAAATTTTTATGTTAGAGCAAATCTCAGGGTGGATTAAACAAGTAACAAACATAGGATTAGGGCTTATTGCTCTAGGTGTTGTTCTCCAAATTTTATTTGGAGCTGCAGTTCCATTCTTAGGTTTGGATGTAGTTGGTTCAGTCGTAACACTTGTAAAAGCGTTAGGATCTGAAGGACTAGTAGGTTTAGTCGCCATTTGGGTACTTTGGGGAATATACTCAAAACCCTAATTTATTAATATAGGGGGGGATGGATTCTCCCCTATTTCCTTCCTTATAAATACTAGTGTAACAATTTTAATATAAAAACAATGGCAGACACTAGTCAACCTACAGTATTTGATTACGCAACTGGAACTCAATGGAGACTTACGTTCAATCGTATTCCCAAAACTACTTGGTTTTGTACCGCTGCAAATGTTCCAGGCATTACTTTAGGTGAAGCATCATATCCTACACCAATGAAAGATATAATGATTACTGGTGATAAACTCACATTTGAAACATTAAACATAACTTTTTTAGTAGATGAAGAACTTCAAAATTATAGAGAGTTATGGGATTGGTTAGTGGGTATTGGAGCTCCAAAACAACATTCACAATGGAGAACAATATTAGATAGTGGAGATGGTGCAGTAAGAACTTTTGGAACACCAGATACAGACTCTAGAACAAAAACTACTTATGAAGAATCTAATTTATATTCAGATTCAACTTTAATTGTTTATAATTCTAAAAATACACCAAAAGTAAATGTTCATTTTAAGAATATGTTTCCTACTAGTCTGTCATCGTTAGAATATTCACAAGAATTAACAGATGTTGATTATTTTAAAGCAACAGCGAGTTTTAGGTATCTTTATTATGAATTTGAAACTTCAACATGATAAATAATCACAAGTAGCCTAAACATAAAAATAATTTAAGTGAGTCCACTTGATTAGGCTGTGTGACAAAATAAGTTACAATGTTTAGGCTACGTCTTTCGTAGGGGGAAAAAACTTGACATTTCCGTTTTTATATGTTATTATGAGTATGTCGAGTTTCTAATAATTGAATCTATAGAATAAATAACAATGACTTTATCAGAAATACAAGAAATGGTCAGAAAAGACCTAAAAATCAATGACCTTGAATTAGATATTGAATCTTTACGAATCCCTTCTTTACATTCCAAATATTTACAATTACTGACAGAGCATTCCTTACTTTTAAAAAAGACACAAGGAGAGCTTAATGTTTTGAAAAGAGATAAATGGGTGTTTTACACAGGGAAAGCAACAGAAGAAATTTACAAGGAAAAGGGTTCTTTTGATGTAAAGTTACATACAAAGGATGACCAAAAGACCTTTATAGAGGCCGACAAAGAATATCGGGAACTAAAAGGCAAAGTTGAATACTATGAATCTGTAGTAGAATATCTACAGGAGATAGTAAGATCAGTTAGTAATCGATCTTTTCAAATAAAAAATGCGATTGAGTGGCGAAAATTCGAGGCTGGAATATGATATTATAATTCACAAGAAAGATGATGTTTATTTTCAGATTGATTGTGAAAGAAGTATTGCAAAAGAATTAAACGAATATTTCAGTTTCGATGTGCCTGGGGCAAAGTTTATGCCTTCATTCAAGAACAGACTTTGGGATGGAAAAATTCGATTATTCGATACACGGAACAATCAAATTTACGTTGGATTGTCCGATTATATCTACAAATTTGCAACAGCAAAAAAATATACTATAAGTGGTGGGGTCAAAACCCAATTAAACATCGATGTTGATAGTGTTGAATCTTTCGTAGAAGGATTAAAGAGTACAGTCAAGATTAGAGATTACCAGCTTGATGCAGTACAACATTCTATTAGACATGGTAGATGTATCTTGGTGAGCCCCACAGCAAGTGGTAAGAGTTTTATAATATACACGTTGATACGTTACTACCAACAAATCATTGATAACTCACACATTTTGTTGTTAGTGCCACGTTCATCATTAGTTGAACAGATGTATACAGATTTTCAAGACTACGGCTGGGATTCTGAAAAGTATTGTCACAGAATTTATGCAGGAAAAGATAAGACATCACCAAAACTTGTTCACATATCCACATGGCAATCCATATACCAATTACCAAAAAAACATTTTGAGAAATACAAGGTTATTTTAGGAGATGAGGTGCATACGTTTACCGCCAAGTCTCTTAAAACCATAATGCAGAAAACGACAGATTGTCCATATAAGTTTGGATTGACAGGAACACTTGATGATGCAGAGAGCCACCATTTAGTTCTTGAAGGTTTGTTTGGGTCAGTCAAGAAAGTGACCACTACAAAAAAACTTATTGATGCTAAACAAATCTCTGATTTAAAAATCATGGGAATTGTCTTGACTTATTCAGAAAAGGAGTGTATAATAAGAGACTATAATGAAGAAATCAAATTTATAACAGAACATCCTCAAAGGAATAATCTGATTAGGAATTTGAGCATTGACTTAAAGGGTAATACTTTAGTCCTTTTTTCGTTAATTAAACATGGAGAGTTTTTACACGAACTCATAAAAGAGAAGGCCGATGTTAATAGAAAAACTTTTTTGGTTTATGGAGCTACGGACTCCGAAACAAGAGAAAAAATCAGAGGAATCGTTGAACGAGAACGAAATTCGATTGTTGTCGCCAGTTTTGGTGTTTTCAGTACTGGTATCAATATTAGGAATCTTCATAACATTATCTTTGCTAGTCCTTATAAAAGTCGTATCAGAAACCTACAGTCTATAGGTAGAGGTTTACGAACACATGAAAGTAAGGATGGAGCAAAGTTATATGATATTGCAGATGACTTTAAGAATAATAACCATACGATAAAACATTTTGTTAAGCGTATTGGTATCTATAATCAAGAAGAATTTGATTTTTTTACAGCGTT